TAGATTTGTTCTAAAATTATTTAATGCTGCTGCCATGAATTTTCCTTTTCATTAATTTGATCCCAAAGCTAATATGAATGGAGTCATCTGAGCAAACAAACTTTGGTAGAAGTAGTCACCGGTAATAACTCCAGTAGCTTGGTTAATAGTAAAACCTGTACCAACCTTAAAGTTACCTTTTTGGTCTGTACTTGTAAATGTTATTATGCCGCCGTCAGTCGTGATAACTTCGTTAGCTTCAATAGGTATACCACCATATTGCGGTAGTGCAGTTGCTGGATCAGTACCGGCACCTACATATTCAAATGTATGTGCGCTTGCGATAATTGAACTACGAGTGTAGAACGAAACGTTGCTACCGACTACGGATGTTTCTGTGTTAAAAACTTGCTGTATGACTACGGTTGTCTGACCAATACTTGGTTGGTTGGGTATAATCGTGTCGATTGTATAATACTCTGGATCTCCATCTATTAACATAATAGTATTAACATTAGGACGACCGTTTGATAAGTTGTTGAGTACGAATACACCTTGATTTTCAGAAACTATTGTACCGGTAGTCTGCAATGGTCCATAGCCGGTTGCGACTAAACCAAAGTTACCGATAGAGCAGTCACTGCCATTCAATGTACAGAATCCACCTGTTTCCACCTCAATACCAATGTCACACGCAATTGTGTAGATATTTACTAACTGACTGTAGCCTGAGTTTACGATATGAATACCTTTACCACCACGATTGATGATAGTAAAGAAGCCAACAATCATTGCCTTAGTACTGATACTGCTAACATTATTACCGTCGATGTAGACAGCAGTACCAGTAGTAGTAGACGATGTTAGATTTTGAATATATGGGCTTACAAATACATTCTGTGAAGGTGTAGCAGGATCATAACTGAATCCGTTTGCTGTATAATCTCTAATAGTAATACCCCAAACATAAGAGCCATTGCGTACATAGAATAAGTCAGCAGATGGTGTCTGTGGAACTACAAAGACGCTTCTAAGATTGTCACCCATCAATGCTACGTTTGCAGGGATAGTGACAGGATTTGCTTCGGTGTATGTTCCCGGGGCTACGTGAACTGAGAAGCCACCGGCGCTAGCAGCAGCCAATGCAGCCTTAATTGTTAAGTAGGGTTTATTAATGTCGCCGTTGTTAGCATCGTTTCCGTTTTTTGCTACATACAGTATCTTATCACTAGTTTTAAAAGTCGTTGGGGTAGCGTTACCGTAGTATGCGTCTGCTGTTACGTTTCCTATGTTGGCGCTTAATACCGATAATGTACCGAGAGCTTTGTTAAAGGTGAATCCGTTGTTACCTGCAAACACACCTTCATCATTAAACTGTACCTGAGTATTAGAACCGCCGGGGGGTGTAAGATTGCCGGCGCCAGTAGCAGCCCAAGTTAATACACCGTTACCATTTGTTTGTAGGAAATAGCCGTTTTGGCCGCCTCCAATTGAAAGTGACGAAGCGTTGCCCAACGAAAGGATGTTGCCATTCCAAGTTGCGTTAGGAATTCCATCAATTGCGCCACCGTTATTAAATTGTAGCTGAGTATTATTACCACCGGCAGCGGCGGTAGCTACGAATGGTTGACCGTTAGCCCATTTGTAATAGCTTGCATAAAATACATTAGCAGCTACATTTCCAGTGGTTAACACATTGGTAATTACATTACCATTGGCATCTACTACAGGAACTTCTGGTAGACCTGCTGAAAACCCGCCTATTGAATTAAAATATTCTGCTGACATCACATTCGCCTATACTTTTATTAAGTATTTATCAATATTTTATGTTTTGGGCATCGGAATAAAGTTCACAGGTGTGCTTTTTTTTGCTAAATACATAATGATTACAGTGCAACCAACTAGACCCATCTGCTCGCATTGTAAATTTGCGCTCGCTCGACCTAACGGGAAGAGCAAGCACGGCTTCCAAAAGTGGCATAAGTATTGTGTTGACTGTGCTAAAGCCATGTATAATGGTAGATTCAAACATCTACAGCATAAGAAAGGCTCATGTGAGCAATGCAGTTTTGTACCGGAAGATAAATGTCAGATGGATTTGGTTTTTAAAGATGGCAATAAGAAAAATAAAAAGATGAACAATCTATTGACACTGTGCGCTAATTGTGCTAGACTACATAATAAGAAAGTTCGTACTGGCAACAAGTCTATTCTAAATGCTACCGTCGACGGCGATACTAGGATTTCATGATGAGAGGGATTATAGTAGGTGATAACTTTTACGACGAACCAAGGGTAGCTATCATCAGAACAAATGGTGCGCACCGAGTAGCTGGACTAATGCGAAACCAGGGACTAGAAGTTGAAGTTTTAGATTTTTTCAATTCATGGGAAATGCCAGAGCTTGAACAAGTGTTAAATGCCTATTGTCCAGACTTTATTGGATTAAGTTTTGGACTAGGTCAGCTTAATGATGTGCGGGTAAATAGTTTCATCTCGTTAGCAAAAGCAATAAATCCCAAAATTAAAGTCATTGCAGGTGGCGCTCAAGTACTACACAATAATATTAAAAACATTGATTTACATTTTAAAGGGTTTGCTGACGGAGCAATTGACGATATTGTAGCATATCTAAAGACCGATATCTACCCCAATGAGTCATTAGTGAAAAATATTGATTTGGGATTACCTAAAAAAGTAGTAGACTGTACTCATTACTATTCAAGATTTGATTTGTCTAACCTAAGAACTAACTATACTGCAAACGATTTTCTATCTCCCCATGAGAATTTGACGTTAGAAACTAGCAGAGGATGCATTTTTAGATGTAAATTCTGCAACTTCCCGTTGATTGGTAAAAATAAAAATGACTATATCAGAACCAAAGAAGATTTAAAGCAAGAAATTATTTACAACTATGAAACATACGGTATATCACAATACAGTATTACTGACGACACCTTCAACGACAATGAGATTAAGATAAACAATCTGTATGAGATTTCTCAAGAGATTGACTTTGAGTTAAAGTTCATGTGTTATGCTAGAATAGACTTGTTACATGCTAGACCCGGTTCATTGGATAAGATGATGAAGTTTGGGGTTAAGGGAATGTTTCTTGGAATTGAATCGTTGAATCTTGAAACTAGCAAAATAATAGGAAAAGGATTTGCAGGAGAAAAGTTGATAAACTATCTTAGAGAAGTCAAACAGCAATACCCAAAGCTGCATTTTATCGGATCATATATTATAGGGTTACCTAAAGAAACACTTGAACAAGCTAGGTATAATATCAATTTTGCAATTGACGAAGGATTAATTGATAATTCTCCGTTGTATGCGTTGCATATTACTAAGGATACAGGAGGCATAGACACTTCTATTTTCTCTAAAGAATGGGATCAGTATGGTTATGAAGAAATGAGTTTAGATGAAATAAATGATTTACTAACTCAACCCAAATATAGTGCGTTAAAAAATGTAGATTATGAGACTTTTAGTAAGCACAACGTTATTTGGAAGAATGAGCATATGAATTATCTTGATGCACAACTAGGTGCATTGCAAATACGAGCAGACATAGAACCAAAAACTGGTATGGGCGGATGGAATTGCTTTGCTGCTGCATATACGAAAATTCCAGTTGAGAAACTATTACAGTTAAACAGAACTGAGTGGGATTGGGAATATGTTAAGAAATCTGCTGTAGATTTTGTAGAAGATTATAAGCATAAGAAAATATCAGTTTTGTGCAATACGTGACTTATTGAACTGGGCCAACCATCTTGATATTTTGTTTATCAAATACATAATAGTTCTCAACACCACCTTCGAAGATACGCACTGAATCATATCCCATGCCTTCAATTGAACTTAGATACTGCTCAATGATTTCCCAAGTGTCACTTGACCTATCCATGTAATCACTCATTGTTTCAATATCTGTTTCTGTATACGGATCGTAGATAGGAAGTAGTGGCTCAATTTCATTCTCATCAAGTGAATCAAACATCATGCCTAAATTTAGTTTATATTGATACACTGTTCCGTAATCTTGAGAGAAATTAACATTAGAAGAAAAGTACATGCCATCATGTGGTTCAGGATTGTCGCCGCCGTGATAGGCAGTAACCATTGACGCAGTTTCAATTAGAGTGCGAAAGTCCATATTGTATTTAGACAAAAAGGAAGGGCTCGAAAGCCCTTCCCCGTATATCGTTCTGTGAACGTAACTTTCTTATTGGAAAGTCAAGTTCTGAACAGCAATCTCACCAACGTAGTCAGCAGCGTTACCGAATGATGACGCAGTGTTAGTTAGTTCGATGTAACCATAACGTGTCATGAATGATACGACTGGTTCGAATGTTGACGGATCAAGAACAACGCCTGAAGACATCAACGGAATGTATGGGCAGTAGAATGCTGCTGCGTCAGTTTCCGATGAACCCTTGTATCCAACAAGTACTGGCTGAGTGTCTGGTGCATATGAGTTAACAAATACACGCATTGCACCGTTAAGAGTACCAACGAACTTAGTGTTAGTTGGAGCTTCGAAAGTGCCTTCAGTTGTACGAGCGAATGCTGAAGTTGTAGCTGACTGTAGAACAGTAAGTGAAGCTGGTGAAACAACAGCCCAGTTACCTGCACCACGACGAGTACGCTGTGCAATCAAGTTTGCAACGCGGTTGATAAGAACAGCTAGAGCAGCGTGTTCGTCACCAACGTAAGTAGCAGTACCTGAAACAGTTGCCTGGTTGAATGTGTATTCAGTTGAAGCAAGAGTTGCAAGTGAAAGCAAGATTTCCTGATCGATTTCAGCAGTAATTTCTTGTGCAAGAGCAGCCATAATTTCTGCTTCTACGTCGATACCATGCTGTGACTGAGCGTCCTGAGCAGCTTCGAAAGTCCAGCGAGCTTGTAGCTTACGTGACTTGGCTTCAACAGCCTGACGAAGAATCTGAACAGAAATCTGCTTACCACCGTTACCTTCAAGTGATGCAGTGTCAGCACCGGTGTATGCGTCGGTAGTATCAGTTCCCAACGGTACACGAGAATATGCTTGTGCAATCTTGAATGGTGAAAGTGCTTCTTCACCAGCAGTTACAGATGTCTGTGCTGCTGAGTTGTCGGTTAAGCTGTTTGCGTAGCGAACACGTAGAGTGTGAATCTGACCAACTGGGCCGGTCATTGGCTGCACACCAACTAGTTCGTTTGCAATAACAGTAGGCATAACACGACGAATTACTGGAAGAATAACGCGGTTAAGTGTTGCGATATTACCAGCTGTTGTGGTACCGGCTGTAGATTCAGCAAGTAGTTGCTTCTTGGTATTTTCTAGCAATACGCCCATTGTTGAGCGACGATTGCCTTTTAAGCCTTCAAGCAGGGCGTCCTTGGTGTCTCCCCAACGGCTTTCTAAAAGTACATTTGACATTTGAATTTTCTCCTAATTATGTCGTTTTTAATTAAAGCCCGGCCAAACGCTTAATGTCAATTACATTGTCAGTTTCGGCAAATTCATCAACTTCAATTGTTTTCTTGGCAGTTTTATTACCAGTTGCTTCTACAATAACAGCTTTAGTATTAGTCTTCTTTTCAGTAATTGCTTCTACTGAACCTGTATTGAGAACGGCTGGTAAATACTTATCGAAAGCGTTTTGTAGACGCGGTGTCTGTACGCTTTCTAGTAAAGTCTTCATTACTTGTTTCTTCTCCTCATTAAGCGGGGATAGAAGTTCATTCATAACCTTTGCTCTTTGAGTTGATTCTTTAATAATTCTAACTTCACGATCCTTTGATTCTACAAGCTTTGCTGCATTTTGTAGCTGGGCTGTAGTTTCTGCTAGCTGTCGGTCTTTTGATTCTAGCATTTGCATAACCTTGCGAGTTTCAGCCTTATCGTTTAGATAAGTTACTGAGAATTCGCTAGCAAAAGCTTCGAACAACTTACGTCCAAATGTATTTTCTCTAGCAGACTGGATATCTTCTTTTAGCTGTGATAGTTCACTCTTAAGGTGAGTTCCAACTAGACCGCTAACCTTCTTGGCGCTTTCAGCAATAAATCTTGCCTTAAGTGCTTCCAATTGCTTGCGACCTTCAGCAACGAGTTTAACTTTCGCTTCAACAACAGCTTGTCTATCTTGTGAGAATTCTTTAATTTCTCTAGATAGAGCGTGGATGATGAACTTTTCAAGTTTTGCTTGACCTTCCATCTGAACTTTGCGATCAGCACGTAGTTCGCGGATTTCTTCGGCTAGTTTAGTAACCATGAAGTCGTTGAATTTAGTTGCATTTTCACGAAGCTTTAGCTGTGATTTTACTCTGTCTTCATTCATTGCTTTTCTTTCAGATTGAAATTCTGCAATTTCACCTGAAAGATTGTCGGTAACCATCTTGTCAAGAGCTTCAACCATAACAGTACGATCATGTTCGTAACGTTGTGCAAATTCCTCACGGAGTTCTACACGAACTTGTTCACGAGCTTCATTCAATTTAAGTTCCCAGGCTTCATTTAACTGCTGCCCGATATCTTCGTTGATGAGTCCGCTTTCAAGTAATGGCTTAATAGCATCTAACATTTATTTGATTCCTTTTATATTTTAAGTTCATTGATGAGACGCTTTACTTCCTCACCAAGGAATCGTTGTATTTTTTTGTCACCCTGAGCTTCCTTAGCAATCTCTAACATTTTATGTCCGTGTTTCATGTTCATGAGACTTTCATAAATTGCTTTGGGATATGCGTTTGGTGCGCTAGGTTGGGCAACGATATCAACAGTGATGATTTCAAAATCACTGACTTTACCATCCATGTCGTTTACATTACCTGATCCACGACTAGATACACCTAGCTTTACTCCTGACTCCAACATTGTTCTTACGAGTTGACCCATTGGAGTAGGAAGAATTTTTAGCTTGCCAAAACCATTGGCACCGTCCATCCACATGCTTGTAATCATGTGAGATACACGGTCTAAATTGATTTTAAGATCATCTGGATGGTCAACTTCACCCAATACTGAATAACCTTCTGAGATTTGTCTGTTTAGAGTATCCACGGCAGTTTCAATTTCATTGACGGGGTAAACACGCTCGTTTGCGTTCTTTACCCCGCCCTGAATGAAAATCCCCTTCATGTAGAGGGTCTTAAAATCAGCGCCCTCTTCATGAATTGACTCGACCACCATTCCTGCGCGGTCGAACGTTAGATTTTCTCTGAGATAAGCCATTCTCTCAGTTTTCCTTAGCGAGCTGGTCTACGAGCAGGTCTACGTGATTCTGCTACTGGGCTTCTAGAGTTTGCACCGTCATCACCGTGCTTTGGCT